GGTTTCGGAGGGGGCCGAAGCCCCCGGTTGGTTAGATGATGTCGTTGTACCAAGCCACCCATAATGAAAACGTGGCCCAAAATGTAAACAAAATCGCGCATACATTTCTGATATGTTGCCGTCTAAAGAAGATTCTGTCTCTCTCTGCTACGGCATCTGCTAGTAATTTATCTAATTTTTCCTGCTCCGCTTCCCATCTCGCGCGAGCAATTTGTCTCTCTGTCTCTGTCATTTTGTTTCCTTAAATAGTGGGGGGCCGAAACCCCCCGGTTGAGTTTAGCTGAAATCACAATCTACATCGTCGTCTGACTCTACTTCGTCGTCTGACTCTATGTCGTCGGCATCTGAACCATCGGCTTCCGCCCATTGTTCCGGTGTGCCACCTACTTCTATGAACAGCTGTTCAAGTATCTCACCAACTCTCATCATATTGACGTTGTCAGGTATGACCTCGAAAGCCATTAGGTCGTCGCGTGTCGCCAGTGCAATCTCCGGCATCGATTTGACCTCGACCTCTGGCTCTGGCTTATCAACCTCTGGCTTAAAACCTCTTATGAACATCTGAACAATTTGGTTCACGTTTTTCCGATGTCCCTCGATAGTCGACTGTACATTGTCGCCATACGTGCTTCCGATTTTATTCGGAGTCATTTTGTACATCTTTTCGAATTCGCTAACCAATGGCTCGCCATTCTTAAGGACTACATCGGATGATTCCGCCTGTCCTCTATGCAATGGCTTTATCAGTCTATTTCTGACCGTGTCATGCGTTTTCTTCTCAACCTCGGTCATATGTTCCTTGACCGCTGGCGGAAGCTTCGTCATAGACGTGTAGAGTAGATCGCCATCTAACTCACCATTGATTGTAAAGAATTGGCGTGTCGCTTCTTTCCAGTTGTCGAGATCCTTTGCCGCGGTCTCTTGGGATTGTCCGACTATCAACCCCAATTCAGTTATCGAATCGAAGTCTCTGTTAGTCAGAGGTTCATTGTGTGTACGAACTATCGCGTTGTACATGCGGGTATTTACAGATACCGTCTGTTCATTTGATTGCACGGTGGCAAATCTCCTGTTAGTTAATGAAATGCCGGTAGCGTTTCCGCCGCCGACACCTATACAATAACATATCATCGCCATGTATCAAGAAATGGCATTAGATACCACCAAAAAATGTGTATTTACACAAATTTTACCCTACCCATACCCCATGCACCCGATACTGATCTGGGACTCCGCCATTTTCTAGTATTATTAATTTCCACAAACAAATCGTATTTTCCTGAGTTTCGACCCCCACCCCCCTCATATATAGGAACACCCCCCTTTGGAGTCCCATAAGTAGTTGTAAAAAATTATTTTTTGTATATATTCGCGTTAACGGCTTACAACCTGCGACACATATATGAGTTTAACGATAGTCCCAGAACTGGGAGTTCCGTTTTCTCCAGAAGAATCTTATATGGATCTGAAGATTCGCGCAGAAGCCGCTTGTAATACCGCATTAGAATTGGCAGAGCACGGATTGGATATAGAACCAACCAAGGAAGACAAGGACGTAGCGGCTAAATTGGCACTAGCTTACGCCGACGACCCTGAAAAAACCTCCAAGAAGGCATCCTCTAAGAAGATTTCGACGCTCACACCAGCCTCACTTATCCTAACTAACCAGATATTGAAGGAATTTGGGGAATCTGTGGTTGACAGTGCGACCCAGATACGTCATTTGGTCACAAATAAACTGCTGATAGAGTCAGAAAACGCTGATCCGCGTATACGCATACGTGCTTTGGAGCTATTAGGTAAGATTTCAGACGTTGGATTGTTCGCTGAGAAGTCGGAAGTGACGATTACCCACCAATCCACGGACGATTTACGCGAAAAACTACGCAGTAAGCTCGAAAAACTCGTTAATCCGACTGAATATGTGGAGGACGCGGTGGTTTTAGAGGGGGAAGCCATAGATATAGACGAGGAACTAGGGCTTCCAGAGGAGGAAGAGGAAGAATACGACGATGAGGAAGAATGTCAGAGCCAGCCTTAGACTTTACTGAGGATGAAATCCAGCAAATGCTGGACAATCTGGATATTTATACGCCTGAAGAGGTCGCAGAGATCAATTCTATGGTGGATGAGCTTGCATCGCGGAGAAAAAACCAAGCAGCGTACGACGATTTGATTGAATTCTGCAAAAGGATGCAGGATGACTTCATTGTGGGTAAACACCACAGGCTGTTGGCCGATATGCTCATGGATATCGAACAGGGTCAAAAGGATAGGATCTGTGTCAACATCCCACCACGGCACGGTAAGTCTAATTTAGTGTCAATTATGTACCCAGCGTGGTTTTTAGGGCGAAATCCCAATAAAAAGGTTATGATGGTGTCCCATACCACGGATCTGGCGGTGGATTTTGGTCGTAAAGTACGTAATTTGATCGCTACAGACGGATATAAAGAGATATTCCCTACAGTTAGCCTAGCAATAGACTCTAAATCAGCGGGTCGATGGAATACGAATGTGGGTGGCGAATACTACGCCTGTGGTATTGGTTCATCCATCGCAGGTCGTGGTGCGGATCTGTTGCTGGTGGATGACCCTCACTCGGAACAGGATGTAATTAACGGGAATTTTGACGTTTTTGCGAAAGCCTACGATTGGTTCACATTTGGTGCTCGTACTCGTCTGATGCCCGGAGGTCGTGTAGCGATTATCCAGACCCGTTGGCATATGGACGACCTGACGGGGCGTGTCACCAAGGATATGACGAATAATGAGCGGGCGGATCAGTATGAAGTGGTGGAATTCCCCGCGATATTGGATACAACAGACAAAGAAAGTGGAGAATCTATACAGAAACCCCTGTGGCCTGAGTTCTTTGATCTGGAGGCGTTACTGAGAACCAAGGCATCTATGCCGACTTTCCAGTGGAACGCACAGTATCAACAGGAGCCGACCGCAGAGGAAGCGTCTATTGTCAAACGTGATTGGTGGCAGATATGGACTCCTGAAGATCCTCCTCCGTGTGAATATTTAATTATGTCCTTGGACGCAGCCGCCGAAACACATAACCGTGCAGACTTTACAGCCCTCACTACGTGGGGTGTGTTTATGAATGAAGAAACCGATGCGTATAATATTATCTTGCTAAATAGCATAAAAAAGCGTATGGAGTTCCCTGAGTTAAAAGAGTTGGCAATGGACGAGTACGCTGGATGGGAGCCAGACGCGTTCATTGTGGAGAAGAAGAGCGCGGGCACGGCTCTCTATCAGGAGATGAGGCGCATGGGATTACCGATACAGGAGTATACCCCTCACAGGGGATCTGGTGATAAACTAGCGCGGTTAAACTCGGTAGCAGACATCGTAGCGTCTGGTATATGCTGGGTTCCTGAAACGAGGTGGGCTGAAGAGGTAGTTGAAGAGATTGCAGGATTTCCCTTTATGAGCCATGATGACTTGGTTGACTCCACGGTTATGGCACTAATGCGATTTAGGCAGGGCGGCTTTATTCGTCTACCAAGCGATGAACCGGATGAGATACGTTACTTTAAACAACGTAAAGGTGGGTATTACTAATGGCGATTGAGAAAGGACTATATGCAGCACCTGATGGGTTAGAAGGTGAATTGCTGTCTGAGGAAAGTAAAGAATTAGAAATTGAGATTGTTAATCCTGAAATGGTAACGCTCGATGACGGTAGTGTTGAGATCACACTAATCCCCGGCGCAGAGATGGAAGGAGAGATGTCCTTCGGTATGAATCTGGCGGATGTGTTGGATGAGAGTGATTTGAATGAATTGTCTCAAGAGATTCTTGGATTAGTAGATGCGGATATCGACAGTCGGAAAGATTGGGCAGATACGTTTGTTAAAGGGTTAGATGTACTCGGGTTTAAGTACGAGGAAAGAACAGAGCCGTGGGAAGGAGCTTGTGGAGTTTACTCTACGGTCTTAGCAGAAGCAGCCATTCGTTTCCAAGCAGAGACAATGAGTGAGACGTTTCCAGCGGCGGGGCCAGTACGAACTAAAATTCTTGGGGAAGAAACAAAGGATAAGGAAGATGCTGCGTTAAGAGTTAAGGCGGATATGAACTATGAGCTTACTGAGCGCATGGTGGAGTATCGTCCTGAACACGAGCGTCTACTATACAGCCTTGGTCTGGCAGGATCAGCGTTTAAGAAAGTATATTTTGATCCGAATTTGGGTAGACAGGTAGCGGTCTATATCCCCGCTGAAGATGTAATAATTCCTTATGGAGCGTCAAACATTGAAACAGCAGAACGTGTCACCCACGTTATGCGTAAGACTAAGAATGAACTTAAGAAGTTACAGGTCAGTGGGTTTTATCGAGACTTTGATTTGGGAGAGCCACAACCGTTTCATACGGATATAGAGAAAGCCAAGGCCGAAGAAGGTGGGTTCTCGCTTACAGATGATGATCGGTTTGCTGTTTACGAAATTCATGCGGATCTCATTATTGAAGGGCTGGATGATTCTGAAGATGAGATTGCAAGACCTTATGTTGTTACGATAGAAAAAGGTTCAGGTGAAATATTAGGGCTTCGTAGAAATTGGAGTCCTGATGATGATCTATCACTTAAACGTCAGCATTTCGTACACTATGTTTATGTCCCCGGATTTGGATTCTACGGACTTGGGTTGATACATATAATAGGGGGGTACGCTAAAGCAGGAACTTCCCTTATACGGCAGTTGGTGGACGCAGGGACACTTTCTAATCTTCCGGGCGGTTTAAAATCTCGTGGTCTACGGATTAAAGGGGACGATACCCCGATAGAACCGGGCGAATTTAAAGATGTAGATGTTCCGTCGGGAAGCATTAAAGATAATATAATGACGCTTCCTTACAAGGAACCGAGTCAGACTCTACTAGCCCTCCTTAACCAGATTACTACAGAAGGTAGACGGTTAGGGGCGATTAGTGACATGAATATCTCTGATATGTCAGCTAATGCGCCGGTAGGTACAACTCTAGCCCTGTTAGAGCGTACCCTTAAGCCTATGGCAGCGGTACAGGCACGAGTCCATTACGCGATGAAACAGGAGTTTAAACTCCTTAAAGCTATTATGGAGGAGTACGCGCCCGCAGAGTACGGGTACGAGCCAGTACGAGGGGAAATTAGCGCACGACAAGCAGACTACGCATTAGTTGATGTAATCCCTGTTAGTGATCCTAATAGTTCCACAATGGCACAGCGGGTAGTTCAGTATCAAGCTGTCCTACAAATGTCTCAATCCGCACCTCAAATATATGATTTGCCGCAACTACATAGACAAATGATTGAAGTGTTGGGGGTTAAAAACGCAGATAAATTAGTTCCCACGGAAGATGATGCTACGCCTACAGATCCTGTAAGTGAGAATATGGACGCATTAACTGGCAAACCAATGAAGGCGTTCATTTACCAAGACCACGAAGCGCATATAAAAGCACACCAAGCGTTTATTCAAGACCCCATGATTGCTCAAACTATGGCCCAAAACCCACAGGCACAGCAGATTATGGCCTCTTTACAGGCGCATATAGCAGAGCATCTAGCCTTTAATTATCGCAAACAGATAGAAGAACGTCTTGGGGTTGCATTACCCAAGCCTAATCAAGAGCTACCAGAAGAGATGGAAGTGAGTCTTGCTAGATTGGTTGCTGACGCAGGGCAACAACTTACACAAATGCACCAGCAACAAGCGGCACAACAGCAAGCTCAACAGCAAGCTCAAGATCCTTTGGTACAGATGCAGCAAGCCGAGTTGCAGCTTAAAGGTCAGGAAGCGCAACGCAAAGCGCAGAAAGATCAGGCAGATATACAACTTAAAGCAGCGGAACTGGAAAGGAAGACCAAGAAGGATCAAGCAGATGCTGCGATAGATATGGAACAACTTAAGTTGGATAGGGAAGAGTTGGTTATTGATGCGAAAAAATCAGGCGTGAAGATGGCGGCTGATCGACGTAGAGACAACACCAAATCGGATCTGGAACTACTTAAAGCAATAAATGAGGGTAAAAAAGGTAAAGAATAAGTATGGCTAAAACCGTCTTTGACGTATTGAAAGAAAAAATCGAGGAAGATAAATCCTCTGCATTAGAATTTCTTGGTGGTGGAGGAGCTAAAGACTTCTCTCAGTATCAAGAGGTAACAGGTTTAATTCGGGGTCTACAAACCTGTTTAGGATACATAGATGACCTCTCGCGCAATTATTTGGAAGATGACGATGGCTAAAGCAGCAAAATCTATAGAAGCTAGAGAACAAGAACTTGACGCACAATTACCCAAACCTGTGGGGTATAGGGTATTGATAGCACTCCCTTTTGTTGAAGAAACTTTTGATGGTTCAGACCTGATAAAAGCAAACACCACCAAACACCATGAATACATTATGTCCATAATAGGGCTTGTATTAGATATGGGGGATCAGTGTTACGCTGATGCAGAAAGATTCCCTACAGGGCCGTGGTGTAAACAAGGTGATTATGTTATGTTTCGCGCCAATTCAGGTACACGGTTTACCGTAGATGGACGAGAGTATCGTTTAATGAATGATGATTCCATTGAAGCAGTAGTGGATGATCCTCGTGGTATCCAAAAGGCATAGGAGGTAAAACATGGCATTTCAAAAAGTAGAATACTCATTTCCAGATGAACAGGACGAATCAGTGAACACAGATATAGAAATAGAAGATTCCGGTGCTATTGAAGTAGATATTTCAGGTAAACCCCCAGAACCTGAAGCAAAAGAAGAAATTATTGAGGAAGCTATAGATATAGAGGTGGTAAATGACACCCCTAAAGCAGATAGAAACCGTAAACCTTCAGACCCTCCGGCAGACGTTACGGACGAAGAATTAGAAGAATACTCTGAGAAAGTACGCAACCGTATAAAGCATTTTAGTAAAGGTTATCATGATGAACGTCGCGCTAAAGAATCTGCCCAACGAGAGAAAAGTGAACTAGAGCGTCTTGCCCAACGACTTGTTGATGAGAACAAGGAGTTGAAAGGTAGCGTAACTAAAAACCAGAATGCGCTATTAGAGCAAGCTAAAAAGAATACAACGGTTGAAGTTGAACAGGCAAAACAAGAATATCGTGTGGCTCACGAGTCAGGCGATACAGATGGGCTTGTTGAAGCTCAAGAGAAACTAACCGCTGCTAAACTGAAAGCAGATAAACTAGATAATTTTGAAGTACCTACTTTACAGGACGATGGAACTCCTGTACAAATGGATGAATACGACACCCGTACGCCGACTGTCGAAACGGATTTGAAGGCCGAGGCATGGCAAAAAGCTAATCCTTGGTTTGATACAGACGATGAGATGCGTGGATACGCGTATGGGTTGCATACTAAACTCGTTAAAGAAGGAGTTGATCCACGAAGTGATGAATACTATGAGACTATTGATTCTCGTATGCGAACGACATTTCCTGATTACTTTCAGGAAGAACCGGAAGTTGAGAAACCGAAGCGACAATCTAACGTGGTTGCACCCGCTACGCGGAGCACAGCACCTAAAAAGGTGAAATTAACGCAAACACAAGTGGCCCTCGCCAATAGGCTTGGAGTTCCACTAGAAGAATACGCCAAACAGGCTGCACTTGAAGAGAGGAGACAAAATGGCTGAGAACAGACTAAATCGTGAGAACACTACTCGGGAAAAGAATGTCCGAAAGCGAGCTTGGCAGCGTCCAGAGACGTTACCATCACCTACGCCACAAGACGGATATGAATTTCATTGGGTTCGTGTTAGTACGCAAGGGCTGGTCGATGCTACTAATGTGTCTTCCAAATTACGTGAAGGTTGGGAACCCTGTTTAGCAAAGGATCACCCAGAGATTACAATGGTTACTGTAGAGCAGGAACGCTTTGCGGATAATGTTGTAATTGGTGGATTGATGCTTTGTAAGGCTCCAAGAGAATTGGTTGAAGAACGTACTGAACATTTTGAAAACCAAACACAATCTCAAATGGCCTCTGTGGATAACAACCTGATGCGCGAAAATGATCCTCGTATGCCACTATTTAATGATAGGCAATCGAAGGTTACTTTCGGACAAGGCAATTAAACATTTTAGTTTTTAGAGGTTAATTATGGCATATCCTACTGTTGATGCCCCTTATGGACTAAAGCCGGTTAATTTAATCGGTGGGCAAGTGTTTGCTGGGTCTACTCGTCAGATGAAAATCGCTTCCAACTACGGCACCGCTATTTATTATGGTGATGTTGTTAAGTACGCGAGCGATGGTACTCTGAACATTGACTCTGGCACGACTACTGCCACTCCTATTGGGGTTTTTCTTGGGTGTACGTACACTGATCCTTCTACTAGTCAACTTACATTTAGGCAATCGTATCCTGCAAGCACTGTTGCAAGCGATATTATGGCCTATGTATGTGATGACCCTGACGCACTATTTAAAGTAGCTGCGGTATCAGGCACAACGACTATAGCTGGTTACGGGCGTACTATCGTAAACAATAACGTATCATTGGTTCAAAATACTGGATCAACTGTTACGGGTAATTCCAAAGTCGCTATCCTTGGTAGCTCGGCTGCAACTACTGCTACTCTTCCTATTAGGGTTGTTGATGTAGTTCCAGAAACCGCTACTGCGGCAGACACTTACGTTGAATTCATCGTTAAGTGGAACTTTGGTGATCACCAGTATTATAACGCTACTGGCGTTTAGGAGTAATTTAATATGGCTATTTCTCGCGCCCAACTATTAAAGGAACTCCTGCCCGGACTAAACGCTTTGTTTGGACTGGAGTACGCTAAATATGGGGAAGAGCATAAGGAGATTTTTGAATCTGAATCTTCTGACCGTTCTTTTGAAGAAGAAACCAAACTGTCCGGTTTCTCTGCTGCACCTGTTAAAAACGAAGGCTCTGCCATCGAATATGACAATGCACAAGAAGCATGGACTGCTAGGTATAATCACGAAACAATAGCAATGGGTTTCAGTGTTACTGAAGAGGCTATCGAAGATAACCTTTATGACTCGCTATCGTCTCGCTATACCAAAGCATTGGCTCGCGCTATGGCATATACCAAACAAGTTAAAGGTGCTTCAATTTTGAACAACGCCTTTGCTGCTGGTACTACCTATGGTGATGGTCAGACTTTGTGTTCGACTGCCCACCCACTAGTATCTGGAGGTACTAACTCTAACCGTCCCAGCACCGCTGCTGACCTTAACGAAACTTCTTTGGAAGCGGCTGTTATCGACATAGCTGGCTGGACTGATGAGCGTAGTCTCCTTATTGCTGCTCGGCCTAAGAAACTCATTATCCCACCCGCACTGCAATTCGTTGCAACACGGTTGTTGGAAACTGAGGGTCGGGTCGGTACAGCAGATAACGACATCAACGCGATGCGTAGCAATGGTTCTATACCAGAAGGCTACGCGGTAAATCATTATCTTACCGATACTGATGCGTGGTTCGTTATGACTGACGTACCTAATGGCTTGAAGCACTTTACTCGTACAGCAATGTCTACGTCTATGGACGCTGACTTTGATACGGGCAATAGTCGTTATAAAGCAAGGGAGCGATACTCATTTGGGGTATCTGACCCACTTGGCGTGTACGGTTCACCCGGAGCGTAATACGCAAACTGAAGAGGGGGTACTTGTTACCCCCTTTTTTTTGTTATAAGATCGAATTTGCCCTGACAGTCACGTAATGTGGCTGACACTAGCCAAGACAGGAGACAAACATGGCGAATACTACTTTTAACGGCCCCGTTCGTTCAGAAGGTGGTTTTGAACAAATCACCAAAACTGCCGGTACGGGAGCAATCACTACCAACTTAGATATTGATACTAGCGGTAATCTAGTTACCACAGGTTATGTATCTTCTTATGACAATATTGTTTCGATTGAAGATGCTACTTATACAGTAGCTACTACCCAATCTGGCGCAGTGTTTACATTAAACCGTGCTGCTGGGATTGTAGTGACACTACCTACTGCGGCAGCAGGGCTTCAATATACATTTATTGTCGGAACCACATTCACTGGTGCAGGGCAGATTAATACAGGCAACGCCAGCGATCTATATTCTGGTTTTGCTCAAGTTTTTGATCCTGCAACTGCTGGCGACACTAACACTTTTATTCCTGACGCAAGCGATGACGATACAATCGATTTAGGCACTGCTGCCCAAGGATGGTTGGTTGGCGGTATTATTCGTCTTAAAGCGACCACCGCTGCCGTTTGGCATTGTGAAGCATTCCTTCATGGTGATGGCACGTTAGCTACACCGTTTGAATAAGGATTGTTTTATAGCAAGGAGTGATTTATGGGCTATTCAGATGTAAACGCGGTATTTATAACCGCCGATACACAAGCCTTGGATGCAGACGGTATATCAACTGCCGCCGCTGTAGGTGACGATGCTAATTTAACGATTGGTGGCGCACTTGCTTCTGGTGGTAGTTGTACCTTTGACTCTGGGCGTATCGTAACTATTTTATCCGCAGGTGATGATTCTGGAATTTCCTTTACGGTTACAGGAACTGATGTAAATGGGGATTCTCAAACGGAATCAATCACTGGTGCAAACGCGGGAACCGCTACGGGGTCAAAGTATTTTAAAACCGTCACGGCTATTGCAGCGGTGGGTGATCCAGCGGGTAATGTTTCAGCAGGAATTAATAATTCCGCCGCAGATGTTATTTTTGCGGGGAGGTCTAGGTTGAAAGGAGCCTATATCGTTAATTCCGGCACTGCTGGAACTGTTGATTTCTTAACAACCTCTCCTACTGGAACAAGCACTATGAAAGTAGGGACTGTGGCAAGTGCGACGGTTACACGGGATATCACTGTCCCGGAAGAAGGTATTTTGTTCACAAGCGGGGTCTATATACAGTATACGCAATCCACGTTTACTACTATGACCGCGTTCCATGCGTAGGAGAATATAATGGCAATGTCAAGAGCGCAGAAAGAAAGGATACTAAGGCGTAATGCAGACCCTGCATACCAAGCGACTGACCGATATAAAAGAGGACAGCAAATGTCGGATGATGCCGCTTTAGATTTGGAAAGAAAGAGGATGGCTACGAAAGCTAAAGATGAGGCAGATTTCGTTGCGGGTATGAGGAAGAATTGGCCCAAGCCGGAAAGCAAAATGAAGCCAGAAAGTGAAACAACCCCCTATCTACCGCCTATTGGTGGGGCTGTTAACTATTCTGAGATGACAAGACCCAAAAAGGAAGCTGCTACTGGCCCTAAGTGGAAGCAATACAAGTCTGTCGCGGCTGCTAAAAAAGCCGGATCGAAGTATTACATGGGTAAAGACGGTAAAAAGAAAGCCGCTCTTTTTAAAGAGGATTTAGATCCAACGCTAAGTAAACGAGACGCTTACAATAAAGCCCTTGGATTAAAGCGAGCCGATGGTTCTGCGGTAGAGAAAGCAAAGCCAAAGAAGGATTCCAAAGGTAAGGCTGACACAAAGAAAAAGTCTTTTCGAGAGCGTAGGGCTGAAAGGTTGAAGAAGCGCCTTGCTTCTGAGTCTGTAGGTGAAGGCAGGAAGAAAAGGATAAAAAGAAGGCTATCGCGGGTAAAACGTCGGATGGAAGAACCCAAAGGTTACGCAAAAGGCGGTAAAGTTCGCGGTGCAGGAATCGCTCGTAAGGGCGTACGCCCTTGTAAGATGAGATAGGAGAAGGATATGCCTAGAAGAGCTGCATATAGACCAGCAAATGATAGAAGTCGAACGGGCGGTTGGTCTAGTAGAGCCGCCTACCGCAGGGCGCACCATACAAAAGGCGGGCCAGTTAAAGGGTATAAAGAGGGTAAAACTGTAACTAGAGAAGAAGTACGTGCTGCCGTTAAGAAGCATCAAAAATCTCCTACCAGAGATGATCCTTTAGAACAATCTGGAGTACAACAAAAATTTTGGAAGTGGGCTAAGGACGATTACGATAGAGAAGAAAAAGAGTCTAAAGCAAGAAAGGCGGCTGCTGGAAAAACCAAGAAAACAAACCCTAATACTAAAAGTGGTAGATCCTATACTTTAGCAGATTTAGCATCTGGGGATGTTAAACTTGGCGATGCCCTTAAAGATACGAAGCTTAATAAGAGACAGGGGACAGTACGTAGCATTGACAAAAAAGACCCTAAGAAAACGGCTAAAGAAATCGAAAGCGTTTTAAAAGGCCCAAAAAAGACTAAGAAGAATGCCGGTGGGGTAGTTAAAAAGCCCGCTGTTCCGGGGTACAAGAGAGGCGGTAAAATTCGTGGTGTAGGGATATGCCAAAAAGGTGTACGCGCCTGTAAGATGAGATAGGAGAAAAAATATGCCCGCACCAGCAATAGCAGCCGTAATAGCGTTTATAGGTAGACAAGGGGTACAAGCGGCCATAAAAAAATACGGTCAGACTGCTGTACGTCAAGCAGTTAAACAAAAAGAACGCGGGCAAGAAGGTAAAGCTTACCAAACGCTGAAAGAGAAAAGTAAAGAATATGGTAAGTCTCTTGGTAAAACCGGTAAAACCGACCCTAAAGATAAAAACCTTCAGGACAAATATGACAAAATGTTTGATGCTAGGGGCAAATATTATGAAAATAAAAGTGCCCGAGAGTTAGATGACTACATAAACAGCCCTACAACAGGGCGGGTAGACCCTAAAAACCCTTTAAAAACTCGGGGGTCAGTACGTAAACTAGAAAAGTCACCGAAATTACAGCAGAAAAGAGTTAAAGCCCAACGTACAGAAAAGAAAAATGTCCAAAAGAAAAAACCAGAGAACATAAAGGCGAGAAGAGATTTAATAAAGACAGGACTGAAAGCTGTGGGAGCTGGTGCCGTTCCTGTTGCCGGTGCGCTTGCTTATGAAAAATGGGGTAAAAGTCGTGATGACGAGCCTGTTAAAAAGATGAGTGCGGAAGAAAGAAGAGAAAGGGCAGAAGGGTACAAAAAAGGCGGTAAAGTTAAGAAAAGGAAACCAAAAGTTCGTGGTGCAGGTATAGCCCGTAAGGGTGTACGACCTGCTAAAATGAGGTAAGGAGACTTGTATGGATAAATTTGAAGTCTATCAAAACGGTAATTTCGTAGATGGCAGACCTGTATTTCAGATTGGTGTTAAGCAGGAGAATGGTTCTTATGCCATCGTAGATGCTGACCTAATGAGTGAAGAGGAGGCAAAAGCTCGATTAAAAGAGTTACAACCGCCTAAGAAAGCCGCCGCTAAGAAAGAACCCGCTAAGAAAGAACCAGCTAAGAAAGCAGCTAAGAAGAAGTAGATGGCGACATCCGGCACTACTGCTTTTAATCCTGATTTTACGGAGATCGCTGAAGAAGCGTGGGAACGCGCTGGGCGTGAAATGCGGGCGGGTTATGATTTGCGAACCGCTCGTAGGTCTATGAATTTATTGACTATTGAATGGCAAAATAGAGGGATAAATTTATGGACGGTAGATGAGGGGTCAGTCACGTTAACTGAGGGTACGTCTGAATATGACCTACCCGCTGATACGGTTGACCTGTTAGAACACGTTGTTCGTACAGATTCAGGTAATGCAACTACTCAGCAAGACCTTACGATAAGTCGAATTAGTGTCAGCACTTATTCGTCTATCCCTAATAAATTATCAGAAGGTAGACCAATACAGGTTTATGTGGAGCGTCTTCGTACAACCCCTAAGATAAATGTCTGGCCTGTACCAGATAAGAGTGGGTATGTGTTTTATTATTGGCGTATGCGTCGGATAGAAGACGCTGGTTCTGGAGTTGAAACTGCGGATATGAATTTTAGGTTTCTACCCGCATTAATGGCAGGGTTAGCCTATTATATTGCCCAGAAAGATCCTGAATTAATGCCTCGTGTCCCTATGCTAAAAGAAATTTATGAAGAACAATTTAATCTAGCAGCAGGAGAAGACAGGGAAAAAACTTCTGCTAGATTTGTTCCTCGTATTGGGTATGTATAGAAATGGCAAATCGCTTTGCTTCAGCCCGAAAAGCATTAGGGATCTGTGATGTTTGTGGATTTCAGTACAAACTAAGAGAACTTAAAGACCTAGTTGAAAAAGGTAGGAATACGCATATAAAAGCGTGTCCTGAGTGTTGGAACCCTGATCAACCCCAGTTAAGATTAGGCGAGTTCCCTGTTAATGATCCTCAAGCAATACGAGACCCGCGTTCAGATACTGCGGAATTAACAGAAAGTAGAGATACCCAGTGGGGATGGAACCCGGTGGGTGTAGGAAGAGACCCGTATGATTTAACACCTAACGATTTAGTTGGGACGGGAGAAATAGGAACAGTAACCATAGTGACTTCATAGGAGCGTAAAATGGACGTATTTGATATGAAAGAGGTTAAAGTGCATAAAGATAAGGGTGTATACCCTTGTAAAGATGCCCCCAAACCTGATATGAGTGGGATTAAAACTTCTGGGATTAAGATGCGCGGCGCAGGTGCTGCGACTAAAGGTACGATGGTACGTGGTACGCTTGCATGAGTATGACTTATGCCCAATTAACGGCGAATATAGAGGATATCTGTGAGACTTCCTTTACAAGCGATCAGCTTGCTATGTTTGCTCAACAGGCTGAACAGGCTATTTATAACACTGTACAGCTTCCTTCGCTTCGTAAAAATGTAACAGGAGCGTTGACTTCGGGTAATAAGTACTTATCAGTACCTACAGATTTTCTTTATACCTATAGCTTGGCTGTAGCGGATTCGGATGGGGTATACACATATCTTTTAAACAAAGATGTTAATTTTATCCGTGAAGCATATCCTAACCCTTCAACTACAGGAGTCCCTAAACATTACGCTATATTTGATGATTCTTCTTTTATCTTAGGGCCAACCCCAAATAGCGGGTATACGATGGAACTGCATTACGGGTATTATCCTGAATCCATTGTTACAGCAAGTACACTACCTTGGCTAAGTGAGAATTTTGATTCTGCGTTATTAAATAGGTCTTTAGTAGAAGCTATACGATTTATGAAAGGTGAACCTGATATGGTTCAGATTTATAATAATATGTATTTAGAATCCATAACCTTATTGAAAAATCTTGGTGATGGTAAATTGCAACAGGATACATACTATTCGGGGCAAGCTAGTGTCCCAGTATCGTAAAGAGGTATTATGTTTAAGTTAGCAGTCGATTCAAGTATAGGGGATGTTGTTGTTAAAACGACTGAACATAGAGGGTTATCCCCCGAAGAGTTAGCTGAACGGGCTGTTGAACAGATAGTCAGTGTTTCAGATTCGGTAGATCCTATAGTAAGGCAACAGGCAGAAGCATTTAAAAATCGCATTTACCATGTGGTTTTAGGTATTATCAAACAAGCGGTTAAGAGCGATAGAACAACGCTTGTTAACGAGTTTATTCAGCAGGGTCATCCAGATGTTGCTGATATTTTAAGGAGACTATAATGGCTATCACGACAGCTATGGCAACCTCGTTTAAATCCGAGCTTTTACAGGGAATACATAATTTCCACAATGGCTCTGGTGGGGGTACGACTACCACTACGGGTACGGGCAATACCTTTAAGATTGCTTTGTACACAAGTAGTGCAACAATGTCAGCTTCTACTACGGCTTACGCAACAACTAACGAAGTATCTGGTACGGGTTATACAGCAGGAGGCAATACGCTTACCAATGTAGATCCGACTACTTCAGGTACTACAGCGTTAACAGATTTTTCTGACAGCACTTGGTCAAGTAGCTCAATTACGGCGAGAGGGGCGTTAATTTATAATTCCTCTACGACAGCAGGGTCAGCTAACAGAGCAGTAGCTATATTGGACTTTGGAGCGGATAAGACATCCACAAGCGGTGACTTTACTATCCAGTTTCCAGCAGCAGACGCTAGTAACGCGATTATAAGAATCGCATAGGATATAACGTGTGGCTGACATTAAAGTTGCATTTAGCGGATGGAATTCGTCTTCTCACGGATGGGGTGACGGAACGTGGGGTAATGGTGAAGCAGTACCTGATGCGACAGGCACTCTTGGCACCGTCTCGATTAGCGCGGATGCGAATGTCAGCGTCACAGGAGTTGCAGGAACAGCGACCCTTGGATCGGTTTCTGTATCCGCTGATGCGAGTGTTAGTCCTACTGGGGTATCAGGCACTGGTACTCTTGGTACGCTTACGGTCACGGGTACAGCAAATGTCACTCCCACAGGGGTGGCGGGTACAGGAACGCTTGGGTCAGTTTCAGTCTCAGCTGGCGCAAATGTTTCACCCACGGGTGTTGCTGGTACAGGAGCTTTGGGATCGGTTACGGTTACGGGTACGGCGACAGTCTCTGTCACAGGCGTGGCAGGAACAACAGCAGTCGGAACGCCCACGGCCATCACAAGCAACACTATCGAAGTTTCGATGGATGCGCTTACCGGATCTATTGGAACGGTTACGTTCGATGGCGATGCGAATGTTTCAGTTACAGGAGTGGAAGCGGCCTGTACAACGAGCGGCGTTAACGTCTGGGGACTTATTGATGATAGCCAAGATGCGGATTGGGAGGCTGTTAATGACAGTCAAACAACGAGTTGGCCAACTATTGACGATAGTCAAACACCGAATTGGAAAGAGGTAGCGTAAAATGACAAGTACATATGTAAACGATCTTCGCCTAAATGAAATGGCGACAGGCGATGGTTCAGGAACTTGGGGCACGACCACAAATTTGAACCTGGAAATGATCGCGGAAAAATTTGGGACAGGATCGGAAGCTCTTTCAGATGCCTCTACAGCAACGATTACGATGGCGGATGGGGCTAGTGACGCCTTTCGCTCGATGGCTCTTACCCTCACAGGATCTCTCTCACAGGCTTGTACAGTTACCCTGGCTCCAAATACTCTTTCTAACGTATGGGTAATACAAAACTCCGCTGGTGACACAGTTACATTAACCGCAGGGACAGGCGCAAATGTGGTCATACCAAACGGCGGTATCCGCATGGTAGCTACTGATGGTGCTGGCTCTGGCGCTGCGGTTACTGATGTCCTAGACGTACTAGGCGGTACAGGCAACGTAGGGCTTGGTAGCGGCGCGTTTGGCACAGGGCTTACCACAGGTACAGATAACGTAGCTATTGGTGAGGCTGCGGGTGATGCGCTTACAAGCGGATCTGACAACACTTTTGTCGGTGACAATGCTGGTGGTGCAAACACCACAGCTTCTAACAATACAGCAGTCGGATCAGGTGCTTTAGACGCAAATACAACAGGTACAGCAAATACCGCACTTGGACAAGGAGCTTTAGGAGCTAATACCACAGGTTCTAACCATACAGCAGTAGGTAAGGATGCCTTATTAGTAGCAACTGCTGCTGGTTATAATACAGCGATCGGTGATTCAGCTATGGAAGCCACTACAACTGGAAATTATAATACAGCCGTGGGAGCTAGTGCGCTAGAAGCAAACACTACAGCCTCAGACAACACCGCAGTTGGCTTTGATGCTTTAGCAGCAAACACTACAGCCGCTAAGAACACTGCTGTTGGTAAAGACAGCTTACGAACAAATACGACAGGAGCGCAGAATTCTGCTTTAGGGAACGCTAGTTTAGAGTTAAACACCACAGGATCTTACAATGTAGGTGTTGGAGATTATGCTCTATATAACAACACCACAGGGGCTAACAACATAGGTATTGGTAAGGATGCCCTTCTTTCAAACACCACCGCATCAAACATTACTGCGGTTGGATATGTTGCAGGAACAGCAATTACCACAGGTTTGCAAAACACGCTTGTTGGAGCAAATTCTGGTGATTCTTTGACAGAGGGTGGCTTGAACACAGCGATAGGAATGCACTCTTTAGGTGGAGATACTTTAGGGTCTAGGTCAACTGCTCTAGGTTACTCGGCTCTATTAAATCAAAACTTTACTACGGCTACTAATGTGTACAATGTGGCAGTAGGTTATGAATCAGGTTTAGATAATACTACTGGACAAGGACTTACCTTTGTTGGAGGTCTTGCGGGATCAAATAACACCACGGCTTCAGACAACACTGCGGTGGGGTATAATGCCTTACTAACAGTCACTACAGGCGCAAACAACACAGCGGTAGGCACAAGTGCATTAAAGCTCAACACAGGTGTAAGTAATACTGCTATGGGTCGAGGGGCTTTGTTAAACAATTCCACTGGTGGATACAACGTAGCAATCGGCCATGATGCACTTAATGACAACACCACAGCTTCAAATAATGTAGCCATTGGACACCAAGCCGCAGACGCGAACACCACGGGCGCTCACAATATAGCAATCGGACAGGGAGCATTGGGAGCAAATACGGATGGTAACTACCATACTGCTGTGGGGTCTGCTGCTTTAGCCGCAAACACTGGAGGAGGGCAATGTGTCGCAGTCGGGTATCATGCTTTAACAAACAACAGCACTGCCTCTTATAATGTCGCAGTTGGAAAAGAGGCTATGTTAGACAACACAAGCGGAGATCGCTCAACCGCTGTTGGTCATAATGCTCTTGCTTCTAACACTACGGCGGATGGAAATACTGCCGTGGGTTATCGGGCTTTAAATGCCAACACGACTGCCGAAATTAATACCGCAGTTGGTTTTGATGCCCTGCTAACGAACACTACAGGCCATTCTAATGTCGCAGTCGGAGCAACTGCATTAGATGCAAACCTTGATGGCGAGTCGAATACCGCAATTGGAATGGCTGCGCTAAGTGGAAACACCACAGGGCATTACAACACCGCTGTTGGAGAGAAGGCGTTACAAGTGGTTAACGCCAGCACAAACACTGCAGTCGGTGCATCCTGTATGTTGACTGCAAGTAATGGTAATTACAACAGCTCTCTCGGCTATCATGCTATGGAGCAATCAACTTCGGGTTCCTACAACGCCATAATTGGATACTATGCCGGTTCAGACATAACTACTGGTGGTTTCAACTCTATGTTAGGTTCGTCTGCTGGCGATCTTCTTACTACTGGTAATCATAATGTAGTAATTGGACATGATGCGGGTTCTTATGGTGTCAACCTCGAGACAGGCTCAAACAATGTTATAATCGGAAGTTACTGTCATCCTTCTGCTGCTGCTGCTGACACACAAGTAGTGATTGGGTATAACGTAACTGGTACAGGTAATAGTAATTTTACTTTTGGCAAAGCTAGCACAGACAGTAATATTGCATTTGGGGGCACCTCAGTTACTGCTCCTTCAGATGTTCGCCTTAAAGAAGACATTCAAGATGAAAAAGTTGGTCTTAAATTTGTTAATGAACTAAGACCTGTTACTTATCTTTGGAGAAAAGCAAAAGATGTGCCTTCAGAAATGAAAGTGCACGATCCTGATTCTGAAGAACGAGTAATGAACGGTAAGTATAACCACGGTTTTATTGCACAAGAAGTTAAAGAAGTTATTGATCGATATGACTTGAAAGATGGTTTTGAATTGTGGAGTGAGTCTGGTGAAGATAAAAGACAACGTGTTGGTGAGGGGGCTTTAATGCCAATCATGGTCAAAGCGGTACAAGAGCTTTCTACTAAAGTAGACGAGCTAACTGAAAAACTTAACAACTGTAATTGCGAATAGGAGCATAAAATGGCGGTTAAAAAAACTTTAATAAAGGCTATCCCCTCAAGCGAGGGAGGCAAAGTGACTCATTGGCATCTTGAAATGAAGTACGAACAAGGTACTGAAGGGCAAGCTGATTATTATACCAGCAGTAAAACCGTAGACATTAACGCAGTAGATAAAGATGCAGACGGTAAAGACATTAATAATTTCACTGCAAAAGCTGAAGGTGATTGGACTAAAAAAGAACTAGAAGACCTTTGTCCAACAGCAAAGTGGGATCAGATATTTGCAAGCCAGTATGATTCTGTAATTACGAACCCTCAGACTAATCCTGTCCGTAATAACGAGTTTGCGATACCTAGCTAATGGAGCCGCAGCCTTATACATTCCACACGCTTCCGGCGGTTTTTATGCTGGAGACTCAGTTACCTGAGAATATGGTGGGTGATCTAAATACTTATCTCGATAAGCTAATGGTTGCCGAAGAGCGTAAGAGTCATGCGGGTACGTTGGTAGGCCAGATAGGTCACGGGCAGCAGCTTACGATGGATCACCTTTGTGAAGAAATGAAAGATTTCAACATGATGATTCAAGGGTTGGCGATGGATTATGTGAAGCAGTTCTGTGCTGCATCTGGTAATCCCTTACAAGGTAATCGGGAGGTAATGACTGATGAGCTTTGGAGTGTTCATTCTTATATGGGCGACTACAATCCTATTCA